GGCAAGTTACTCGATAAAGTCCTAGAAGGATTTGGAATTAACTTAGATAGCTTTGGTGTTTCTAAAGCAGCTAGCTTACCTTTTGATATGATGAAAGGTATGTTTGGCAAACTTAAAAAATCTGCTATCGATACTTTCGCATCATGGATGGAAGAACAAGGTGGCGGTGATGGGGGATATATAGACCTTTCTAAAGGTATTAACTTCCCGTTCAGTCCTAACGGCAGAGCGCCAGGTTATCCATTCCCTTATCCACACATGGGGGTTGACCTTAACTATGTATACGACAAGCTGTATTCTGTAGCTTCTGGTACAGCGACAGCCAAAACTACTGCTGGTGGTTTTGGTAAACATATGTGGATTAAAAAAGGTAATATGGATTATATTTATGGTCACATGAGTAAATTTGCATTTAATGGCAGTAAAAAAGTTAAACCAGGTGATTATCTAGGTGTTTCTGGTAACACTGGTATGTCATCAGGACCACACTTACACTTTGAAGTAAGAAAAAACGGAACGCCAATCGACCCATTGAAATGGTTAAAAGAAAATGACGGTGGTGGCGGAGGTAACGGTAAATGGAAATCTAAAGTTAAACAAGCTGCCAAAGCCACAGGTGTTAAATTATCCGGGTCAAAATTAAACGATATTCTTAAACTTATTCAAACTGAATCTGGCGGACGTGCAGGCGTTACACAACAGATAAAAGACCGAAACTCTGGTGGTAACGAAGCGCAAGGATTATTACAATACACTCCTGGTACATTTAGAGGATATGCTACCAAAGGTAAAAAGAATATCAAAAATGGTTATCACCAACTTATGGCGTTCTTCAATAACTCGAACTGGTCAAGTGACTTAGCAGCATGGAAACGTAGAATGGCTAGTGGCTCAACTGGTTGGGGACCTACTGGGTCAAGACGAGGTTATGCCACTGGTGGATTAATTAATTCTTCTGGCTTATATAATATAGCTGAAGATGGTCATCCAGAGTTTGTAATACCAACAGACCCTAGCAGACAATCAGATGCTATGAAGTTACTTGCTATTGCTACACAAAGAATAGAAGGTAATAAGAAAAACAAACGCCCTAATCAAATGCGTACACCATCTACTGGTGGAAGTTACAATGACGATGCATTATATCAAGTGATTGAAAATCAAAATACTCAAATAGATCAAATGCAACAAGCAATTAAACAACTCGCTCAATTAGTAACAAGCAATCAAGAAATTGTTGACAAGCCCGAAGCTACAGAAGAAGGTTTCAGTAGAAAGCAAGGTAAGAGGGCGCAAATGATGGCATACAACATGGGAGGCGATTTATAATTTGGAAAAAGAAGTAAAAATATTCAACGAAGAAAATTCATTTAAACTGACCGATATTAAAGGGTTGAAATTTCTAGACTTCGAAGAAGACGGCGTAGAAGTCAAGCCGAATTCTCTTGAAATAAATGGAACAGATGGAATACTTTTAGGACCGACTACGTTCGGTCCTTTTAATTTGGTTTTAAATTTTTCCTATTTAGGAACAGATACAAATGATTATAATCTACTGAAATCTAAATTAAGAGGTATGTTATTCCGAAAAGAACCTTATTATATTTGGCATTCAGATATGCCAGGAAAAAAATATGCAGTTTATGTTGAAGAAAACGCAATCGAAGATTTAACTAGTTTTTTTGGAACATTTTCTATAAAATTCGTTGTTTTTAAAGGGTACTCAGAATCCTTATATAGCACGAATCACATTCGAACGAATGACGATACATGGCAGTTTGGGTCAGGTTTACAAGTAGATGACGATACATTGAAATATAAACATACTACTTCTGGATTTAAAATATTCAATGGATCAGACGGGAAAATAGACCCATTACTACGTCATAACTTAATCATTTATATTAATATAGACGCACCAAACGGGTTCATCCTATGGAATAGAACCACAGATGAAAAGTTTGTGTATAAAGGTGCAGTGGACTCAACGCAAGCATTTACTTTAAAAGGAGTTCACCCTTTATTAAACGGTAAAAGAGTAGGACATAATTCAAATTGGCAATGGATATCTTTAGAGCGTGGCTATAACGATTTCCAGTTTTTAGGCGATGGTATAAGTAACATTAATATTGAATTTGTATTTAATTATATATATAGGTAGGTGATAGTTTGAATAGTTTAGTTTTAATGAATAAAAAGAAAACATATGCAGAAATATTAACAGATTTCGATTTCGATTCATTTAAATATGAATACGAACAAAATAATGAACGTTCAATCACTTTTACCATATATAAAACGAATATAAATGCAGATATTTTCGATTCTATTGTTAATGAAATGTATCTATTGTGGAAGGGTCAAGAATACATTATAAAGTCTACATCCTTAAGTCATGATGGTGCAGTAGTAAGTAATGAAGTTGTGGCTAAACATTGTTTTATGGAATTTCAAAACCATTATATTGAAAAGGATTTAGAAAACGAAAGTTTAAATACAGATGAAAAAGGTGATGAAAAACCAACTTACACACTTGAACAATATTTAGACTTTGGTTTCAACGGTAATGACTTAGGCTTTGAATATGTTATCAAAGGGGATTTCACTAAACGTGTACCAATAGATGAGTTAGGTGGCAACAATGGTATGGAACATCTTGTTGAAGGTGCTGAACTATTTGGTTACATTTACTTTGCTGATAATAAAACAATATATATTTACGACAAAGAAACATTTTATCAACTCGCTGACTTTCCTATTATATACAGATACAACAATGATGAAATTAGCGCTACTACCGATACATTGAATTTGAAAACGTATATAAAAGGTTATGGCAAGAAAAAAACAAAAACTGAAACTAAGAATTACAGTGCAATCAAACCTCCTAATTTAAATTACGTCGGTAGATTCTTCAAAGAAGGTACTTGGCGCACACAAGAGGTTGGTGCTTATTACGAAAAGGATTTGTATTGTAAGTGGGGAAATGAAACATTAACATGGTCGCTTAAAAAATTATCAAGTGGTGGTTTGTTAGATGTTTATATCGATGATAAATTGATTGGTCAGTACAGTTGCTATAGTCATACTGCACGCTCAGAATCAATTGTTATTGCACGCGGACTTAGTAAAGGAAAGCATAAGTTTAAAGCCACATTCAGAGGTGCAGACCCCAACGTTAAAAAATACAAAACAGCCCCATGTATGTATGTAGGTACAGAGAAATCTACCACATTAAACTTAACAGCAGTGTTAAAAGGTACGGATGTTTATCATACAAGTGCAGAATACAAATCACCAAACTATTCGTCGTTTGGGCATATGGCTGCACCTACAGTGTATGATGATAACGCTTTGGATAAGGCAGACTTACTTGAAACGATGAAATCAAGTTTGCAAGATGAACCAGTTGTTGAAGTTGCGACAAACTACATTGGTTTAGATCGTATCGCTGAAAATAGTGAAATACGTTTCATTCACAAACCTATAGGTTTCAATTTGATACTGAAAGTAGTTAAATTAACCGAACCACATCCATATGCAAACAAACCAGTAGACGCTGAATTCAGTAATGCTAGGGATGACATTATAAAAATACAACAAAGAATAAATACACAAATTAAAAAAATGAAAAATGCTAAAGGCGGACAATCAATTGATGGTTCGTCTTTATTAATTCCAGAAAGTTATTCGGACATCGTGGGGGTGACACTACTAAATGGCTGAGATTAATCACAGATATCTAGTTGATAAAGAAGGAGATGCCTATTTCCCAGTGACTCATAAAGACGCTGTCATAGGTTTAGAAGATATGGAAGGTAATCAACAATTAAAATCACCTTTGGAAAACAAAACAATTGTTACGTTTGGTGATAGCATTACTGATTTAGGTCACTATCCAGAAACGATTGAAGAAAATACAGGTGCCAATATCATTAAAGCCGGTTTTTATGGATGTCGAATGACAGAACATACTGGAAATTCATTACTAAATAATATGAGTATGCAAAAACTTTCGGAGTTTATAAAAAATAATGATTTTTCACAATTAGTTAATGCAGCGAAACAATATTATGAAAATGGTGGACGAGACTACCGAGAAACAGCAGAAAGGTTAAGTAGCACAAATTGGAATAGTGTGGATGCTATAACTATTTTATTTGGTACCAATGATTTCACTAATCAAGCATCACTTGGTAGTAATTCTGATGTGGTAGGTACTACGTTCAATGGGGCTATTAACAAGATTGTTGAAAATATAAATGAAACATTACCACACGTTAGAATCATATTTATTACGCCTATCTTCATGTCTAGAATGTATTCAACAGATGGGGAAAACAGTGATGATTACCCTAATAAAGATGGCATATACTTCAAAGAATTCATAAATGCTATTAAAGATTTATCGGAAATGAATCACGTTCCATTTATAAATTTAAACGCCTTATCAGGCATAAACAAGTATAATTCTAGTGCTTATTTATCAGATGGTAAACATTTAAATGAAGAAGGTAGTTTACGATTAGCGAGAGTTATTGGTAATCAAGTTGAATTACTTTATTAAGAAGGAGTGACATTATGTTAAGACTACAAAAGAATAGAAGCTTAACGCTTGGTCAAAGCTATCGCCGTGAGGATATTGATAACGATACTAAAATCGAATATGAGTTTAATCGATTGTCAGATATGCAAGACTTCCATAAAAAACGAGAAGCAATTGCACACGATAGTAAACAAATCAAGTATGGCAATACAACAGTTGAAAAAATGCTTTATTATCAATTAGAACGTATACGTGGGTTAGTACAAGGTATTGATACCACAGGTTCAAGAGAAGTTACAGATAGTAGAGTTTCTGCTGATGGTAAGATTCATGGTTTGTTATCTGAAAGGCTATTACACGACTTCAACGAAACAAATATTGATATAAAACGAGTTGAAAATCAATTAGTAGAAATTAACCTTGATGAATATAATCCAGATAAAACGGGTAAAACGGACGCATCAAGAGATGTACAACACGCATTGAATAGAATTAAAGACGCTGGTGGGGGTATTTTATATATTCCTTCTGGCGTTTATTTATGTACAGGAAGAATGTATATCTATTCCAATACAACGGTAAAAATGGAAGATAACACGGTTATGTTGAGAGGACATGCACAAGGCTTCTTTGATAACGGTGATCCGTTAGATGAGCGAGTGGTTTATGAAGGTGAACATAATATAAAAATCATTGGTGGGACTTTAGATAACAACATAGAACAAATGGACAAATATCCGACTACACACGTTAATATGTTGAATTTAAGACATGCTGACAATATTACAATTGATGGCGTTAAGTTTAAAAACTCAATTTCACATCACTGTATAGATATAAACGGTACTAGAAATTTACTCATTCAAAACTGTATTTTTGAAGGATATATCAATCCTCTGAATGAAACGGATAAAGAAGCTATTCAAATTGGCTCTTATTATGCTGGAGGTATTAATGGGGGTGTGTATGACGGTACAATTTCTAAAGATATTATCATTAAATACAACAAATTTAGACCTTCTGCATTAGCACCGGGATTTGATGTATGTATTGGTAACCACTCGGCTAAACATAATATTTGGCAAAACAACTTCGAAATTTCAAATAATGATTTCAGAGAATGCCACAGTGGTGTACGTTCTTTCAAATTTAAAAACGTGCGCATTATAGACAATGTGTTTCAAGAAATGGTTTATCCAGTACGTATATCGGCTGTTGGTGGAGAGTATCAAAGCGCTAACGATCATAACGGAATACCAAGTGGTAAATCACAAGGTGCATTAGAACATGTAATCAGAGGTAATTATTTCCGTAACTTTAACGTAGCTGTTGCATCATTCGGTCGTTATTATCGTGGAAGTTTTGGTTACAACGAGCATATTACTATTACTGATAATTATTTTATTGGAGAAGATTGGAACAAAGCAATGCCGATAAGTATTGAACTTACTAGAGATTTGCATATAAGTAACAACATCATGACGGATTGCTTTAGAGCGATTCAAGTTATGTCAACACATTATATGTATGTGAAAAATAACCACATGACTAACGTGAAAACAGAGGGCATGTATATTAAAACCTCTAAATACCCAGGAGAGGCTAACGAATCAACACATATTCATGTTACAGGAAACACGTTAGATGGTTCGGGTAAAAATGGTATCTTCTTACAAAATGCTAACATGTTTTCAATCAAAGGTAACGATGTAACGAATACGAATACAGATGAAATTTCTGATGGTTCTAAACGTGGCGGTGTAAAAGCATTTGAGTGTGATAATGGAATCATTTCAGAAAATCAAGTATATGGTAAAAGCCAAGTATTCGTTGCAAATGCTGATGTTGTTAAGAATGTAACAGTCTTTAACAATGCTGGTGATGGAGAAGTTACTGTAACGAACGCTACAAATAGTGTGGTTGGATATAACCAAGTTGATAAGAATGGTAATATCGTACCATTTGAAACAGTTAAATAGGAGGTAATAGAATGAGTGATTACAATACAGTGCCGAATAAAAAAGCTAAGATTAATTTAGATACTAACGCTTTCTTACAGTCACGTTCTGATTTGAACGTGGCTTTTTCTACATCGGATCGTGACACAGGAATATTTGAATTTACAGTAACACAAAATAAAACACCTTTATTACTAGGTAATGCAAATGTTAAATCCAGTATTGTATTTATCCACAGTAAAGGGTTGCAAGTTAGAGTTCCTTTAGAAATAACTGATGGTATGAATGGTAAAATATCTGTTAAAGTTCCAGACGATATATTGAAATTACCGGGTAAAGTTACGTCGCAAGTTTATGTGACACGTAAGACACCAGATAAAACGCAATCTATTGTAGCAGAAAGGATATTCAGTTTTACTATTCAGGAATCATTGGCATGGGAATTTGATGGTGAAACGAAACTTAATTACATCATTGAATTCGATGAATTAGAAGAACAGTTAAACCAACGTGTAGTTGCTATTGAAGAAGCTATGGAAAATTTAGAAGATTATGTGTCTAAAGTTGAAGAAGCAAGAGATAAAGGTATTTCAGATATAAATATCGCTAAAACTAATAGTTTACAAGAATTAAATGATTTAGCTGCAACAAAAATAAACGAAATTACTACAAAAGGCGATGCATATCAAAATATATTTGAAGCTATCAAGTCTGATGTCGAAAGTGATAAACAAGAAGTAGTTGAAAATTACAACGCCTTTATACAAACTCATCAAGACATCGTAAGTGATTTCCAAACTATAGTGTCTGATTATCAAGAATTGGTTGATACAAAATTAAATCAATCAATGATGGAATTAGATGAAAAAATTGAAGCTAAACAACTAATTAGTCAAAAAGATTTTGACAGTGCAGAATTAAAAACAGAAGCCAACAATAAGAGAGAAGAACTATCTAAAGAACTCAAATTATATATAGATAACAAACTGTCACAAAGATATACAACTTTATGGAGTGGTAATGCTAACTTACCAAAAACTATTTTAGAACTTAAAGAGAATTACAAGGATTTTGAAGAGATAGTAGTAAAATACAATTTCGTTGGTGGAGAAAAAACTTGTAAATTTTATAAACCTCAAAATAGTTTAGCGATTCATGACTTTAATTTATCTGATGCAGATGGTGGTAGTGCGCGATTTTATGAAATGGGCGCAACTTTTAATGATGAAAAGCACTTAACAATATCTCATAACAATAGTTATTTACCCGAAAGCAATAAAGGTGTGAAAGATGCAAATGTTTTATCGATTATAGAAATAGTTGGTGTTAAAAAATGAGAATACAAATAAATGACAAAAACGAAATTATTGGATATGTAACAGAGGGCGATTTGGAAGGTAGTATTGAAATTGAGATACCCCAAGAATTTTTAGAAGTGTATGAACCACGAAACCTAATTTATTCGGGTGGAAAAGTTACCATGAATCCAAATTATGTTAAAGAAGAAAGTATACCTAATCCACCTTCTAACAATGTGAATGGTACTGATGAAGAATTAAGAAAAACTTATGGTAATTTACAAATGAGTTCAGTACAAACAGCGAAAATAGTCACGAACTTAGCTAAACAGATAACTGAATTAACGAAACAAAACGTTGAATTGCAAAACCAATTAAATAATAAAGGGGTAGAATAATATGTATATGTTTCCTAAATATGAAGATTTAAAAACACAATGGAGTTGGGGTATCTACTCTTTAGAAGACATGCAATGGTTTGTTGATATGGAAGTTATCGACAAAGAAGAATACGCTTTGATTACAGGAGAAAAATATCCGGAACCACAGGCTGAATAGCTTGTGGTTTTTATTTAGATGGAAGTAGGTGAACGCATGAACGAAAACTTCACAATACACGATAAACTAGCCACTTTATCATTGTTTGGGTTAGGTGTGTTTGTAGATATACGTGGTCTCTATTGGCTCATAAGTCAAGAAAAGGTTATTAACGAAAGTGATTTCTACCGAGCGCTAAATGAAGTTATGCCTGTTTGGATATGGGGTTTGTTACTGCTTGTGTTCGGCACTTGTCTAATTCTATCAAGTCTTTTGTTTGGTAAAAGGTCTATAAATAATTGTTCGAGCCATTTTATGTTAATAGGTGGGTTAGGAAGTGCCATTATACACTTCTTAATGTCGTCGGCAGCTGTGTATAATGCGCTTAATTGGCTAACGCCAGCACAGTTAATCGCTATCACAGCATGGCTTGGATTTGTCGGTTTCTTAGGTGGTTTGGGTATTTATGGACGAAAATAAATATGTATTAAGACACGAGTGGGAAAGATCAAGAGGTAAGATAAATGAACGCATAAACGAAGTGGATAACAAACACACAGACAATTTTAATAGTTTGTTGAACAAAGTAGATAGACAGACATTGCTACAAGAGAAAGCATTTGAATCACAATCTAGGTCTGAGAAACACTTAGAAAAAATGAGCGAATCATTAGCAACAGTAGGAACTAGAGTTACTGATTTAGAATACGAAACAAAAAGTCATGAGAAAGAAATTAAAAGTTTGCAAGGGACTGTAGAAGCAGAAGCAAAAGGAAACAGAGAAGTTATTGGCTACTGGTTGGGATTTGCGGGTGTTGTATTAGTCCCGCTTATCTCTTTGGTAGCAAACATATTCTTTAAATAAGTCGACACATATGTGTCGGCTTTTTATTATACAAGGGAGTGTTTAAATGGCGATTTATAAAAATAAAGACATAGAGGTCAACATTAATGAACGCACCGTTGAAATAGGTAATATCAATGTTAATTTTTATACAGAGGATAACGGTACAGCTTCTATTAGAATCAAAATTAAAAATCAACAAGGTATTCCTATTAATTTTAACAACACTGATATGTTACCTCGTTTAGATTTATATGCAGCAGATGAAAGTGTATTTACCAACGAACCAGTAGATATTATTCTACCAGAACAAGGTTTAATTCACTATAAAGTGTCAAACAACGCAATCAGACATGAAGGTAAAATGAAATGTAAACTATTCCTAGAAAATGAAACAAATTCTGTACATGTAGCTAATTTTTATTTTGTAATCAAAGATAGCGGTGTTAAAGGATTGGTAGATAAAGAAGTAAAAATACCATTCGTTGAGGAAACGATTCAAAAGTTAATATCTGAAAACGTCGATGTAATATTTGGTGCTGATTTTAAAGACCAAGTGATAAATAATTTAATAGAATACGCAAATACCAAGCCAGCATTATTTAAGAGCGAAGTTAACGTTAAAGATAGCGGGAAAATACCTCTGACATTAAATGAAGGTACCACAGATAACCAACAAACTTATAATGATATAACTCATTATAGAGTGATTGAAATAGGAAGCGTAAAACAAGTGATTGTCTACGGGAATGTTAAAAATCTTACAGGTACGTCAGCGTATATAGCAGATTTACCTAGTAACATTGCACCAACAAAAACTATTAGGCTACCAGCAGGATTAGACCTAACTGATAGAGAAATAATTTCTGCGCAAGTGTTACTAACAGGTAAAGTAACACTTGTAAAACAAAATGTATTTAAACCTGAGTATCCAGTCGAGTTTTACTTTAGTTACTATATTTAAGGAGGTTTTTAGATGAAAAATATAAATTGGAAAGTTCGTTTTAAGAAAAAATCATTTTGGGTGGCTATCGTTTCGGCGATAATCCTTTTTATTAACAATATAACGCAAGCATTAGGATTAAACTATACAGAACAACTGGAACAATTTAGCGA